TTTTTTTTTGTGTTTTTTGTTTAAATATTGAAACAGAAAATGCTATTAACAAAATCCTAAACAATAGGAGATCCGGGAGTACCTATAAAGATACGTCTCGGCCAGTGTTTCTCGGTTAAGAGGTCTCTGGGTCCATCAGTGAGGTGACGGATTGTCTCGAAGAAAGAAGGGAAATGCGAAAGATCAATCTCGGTTGTACCGGGTTGAAATCTCGTTCTAAACCTTAATGCACCGGGTAGACCTTTTGGATCGGGCGAGAAACCACCAGCTTTGAGGAACTGATAGATATCTTCACAAATCAAAAAAGTGCGGTGACTTTGGCCAGCTGAAGCGTATGCTATACCAATTGCTCGAGCCATTAAGGACTCTAAGGTTTTGGTTCGCTCAGGATGAGCGAGCATAGCGAGTAAGGTGAGCTCTTCGCGGTACGGAATTCCGTTATTGTTACGGTATTTCAGTACCTCTGCGTGTTGCAGGGAGGGTCTGAGTTCAGTCTTCTCTTCGCTAACTACTGAGCCGAAGTATTTCGCGGCGTAGTGAGTGAACAGTGGGAGGAAGGAATTCTCAAGAGCAAGGAATTGTTGGAGAAAGATAACGATGGAGTCGTCACCTTGAATTTTCATTGCTAGTTTATCAAGATCGAAGCCAATTTTGGAAAATATAGTACATATCATGATACAGTTATACAGAGAGTCAAGAATTTGAGTCTGAAAGTAACCAGAATAGATACCAGAATGTTGGAATTCGAGTAAGTCGCCGTTGGGCAACATGAGGGGAGTTGAGAGAATTGTGGATGTCATCCAATTCCATAGATTTTCAAGTCGCTGAGGGTTTGCGCTTGTTTCTGGAGCCTTGTGCGTGGGCCAGTATCCGTTGTCGAAGTCGAATGCTTCACGGATTATCTTTTGGTGGATGTCAGTAATGACAGAATGTCTAGCTCGTCGGTCGAAACCTGACCAGTCTAGGGTTAGTACAGAACCGAAACGCGGGACGGCTTGGTATGCCCAGGAGTATAGGCGGTGCCAGCCACCTTGCAGAGTTTCGAAACCCCATAACATGGGTGATTTCGATCCTTTTGCGAGGAGTTGAGCTTGATACGGCCAGATGAACATCTGTTCAGCCATAAGGAGTGTGCTTGGAGCACCGAAAACAAGGCGGACCTTGTCGTCTTCATCCTGTTTGACTAGATGTTGTCTAGCGAAGGCAACGTGCCAGTATCGGAAGTTGTGTCCGATGTTGTTGGTGGTACGGCCATCTTTAATATCGTGAATGTTGCGTCGGTTAATGTAGAACATCTCGTTGTAGAGATTTCTTTTTGTCATACGGTCGTCAATCATCTTGGGGAAAAGCGGGTCGTCGTGAGCTTCAGCGAATAGATCTCTTTCCATATTGGAATGATCAAACATGCGTTGATACTCTTCATTTGAGAAATTTTGACCAGTTTGGTAGTAGCGGAACTTTTCTTTAACATAACCTATCCAGTGTTTGGAGGTTGCGAAAGGAGCACCGATGTTGGTCGATAATTCCCATGGGTAATGCCGGAGGTCGGCAAAATGGACGGGCCTGAGCTTGTGCTCTGGGTTGAATAGTTTCTTAGTGTATTCGATAGCTTTATCGTAGTGTTCGTCTTTGATCGCTTCGAATTC